CTTTTGGCGTCCTGAAGAAGTTAGTTTGCAGAAAGACAGAGCAGACTATCAAGACTTCCGTGAAGAACAAAAACATATCTTTACAAGTAATTTGAAATATCAAACCCTATTGGATAGTGTACAGGGACGCGGTCCTTGTTTGGCTTTCTTACCTTACTGTTCTAACCCAGAACTAGAAAGTTGTATAGTATGTTGGGACTTTCAAGAAACTATTCACAGTCGTTCTTATACACACATTGTTAAAAATGTGTATCCAGATCCTGCAGAAGTATTTGACACTATCTTGGAAGACAAAGAAATTCTTGCAAGAGCAGAAAGTGTAACTAAAGAATACGACAAGTTTAATGAGATTGCAGATAATTGGTTCCATCACAAGAAAGGCAATATGTATGAAGTTAAGAAACAACTTTATAAAGCAATGATGACTGTAAACATTCTTGAAGGTTTACGTTTCTATGTATCATTTGCTTGTACATTTGCATTTGGTGAACTTAAACTTATGGAAGGTTCAGCAAAAATTATTTCTCTTATTGCACGTGATGAAGCAACACATCTTAACTTGTCAACACACATTCTAAAGCATTGGATGAAAGGTGACGATGATCCAGATTTCATTAAAATTGCAAAAGAATGTGAACCAGAAGTTATTGAAATGTGGAAACAGTGCGTTGAAGAAGAAAAACGTTGGGCAGACTATTTGTTTACTCAAGGTTCGCTTGTAGGACTTAACGCTAATCTGTTACACGCTTATGTAGAATTTATTGCAAACAAACGTTGTAAAGCATTAGGACTCAAACCTATCTATGACCGTCCAGTGACTCAGAATCCACTACCGTGGACAGAGCATTGGTTAAGTAGCAGTGGCTTACAAGTTGCTCCACAGGAAACAGAAGTTGAGTCTTATATCGTTGGCGGTGTCAAACAAGATGTTGAAAAGGACACTTTCAAAGGCTTTACGTTATAGGAGTGAATTATGTTTAAAGCACAGTTTAAGAGACATTCACCATATGAAAGTTGGACCACATATGGAACTTACGGCACAGAGCCACAAGCAGTTAGTGCGGCACTGTCCAAAAAGAATGCAGGTGCTATACTTGTAAGAGTTATTGATAAAAAAGGTTCAACAGTTTACTCAGGATAAAAAAATATGATTGAAATATACGGAAAGCCAAGTTGCCCATTTTGTGTGAAAGCAGTGAATTTGTGCAAGACACGTCAACTTGAACATACATACAAATCACTAGGAACAGACTATACAAGAGAAGAATTACTTGAATGGTTTCCTGGTGCAAGGACTGTACCGCAAATTAAAATTGGTGGCAAATCAATTGGCGGCTACAACGAATTAGAAAAGTATCTGGATGACACAGGATACAACGGAACAGGACACACATTATGATAATTGAAACACCTTACAAAGCAGGAGACACTGTATCAATTAAACTTACATCAGGCGAAGAAGTTGTCGCAAGATATAAGGAAGACAAGAATGATTCAATGGTACTAGTCAAACCTTTAATGGTTACTGCTACACAAAAAGGTTTAGGTCTAGCACCTTTTATGTTTACTATTGGTCCTGATGCTACAGTAACTATTAATAATAGTAAAGTAGTTTGTGTTGTTAAAACACAAGACGATATGTCTAAACAATATATTCAAAGCACAACAGGAATAGCAACATAGATGCCAGGAGTGGTGAGAACCAATAAGGACAGCCACGTAGGTCACGCAAGTCCTACTCCAAACCCTTTCCACCAAACGGCTTATAGTCAAGGTTCAGGCGATGTTTATACTAACGACGAAAAAACAGTAAGAGTAGGCGATACGACAAGTTGTGGAGATCCAGCAAGTATAGGATCACCTAATGTTTTTGCAAATAATATTCCCGTACATAGAAAGGGCGATGCAACCGACGGACACGACAGTTGGGTTCCTAACGCAGCAGAAACTGGTTCCAATAATGTTTGGGCTAACGAAGGCTATGTACCACCTATCATCTTATCACCGGAAGTAGCAGCAGCAGTCAATGCAAGTATTGCAAGTGCAATTGCAGAACCTGCTCCTGTTGGAAGCACCGGCGGCGCAATGGC